CGTCCATTCTTAGCTCTAAGTCTTGAACATTAAATGTTCTTACTTCTTTATTTTTCATATCTATAAATTTTTCTTCTTTACCTATTTCTTCTATCTTTCTTTTAGTCCAAGCGAAGCCAACATCTCCGCCCCATAACGCCCAAGCAATACGTCCAGCAGATGGATAACCTTCGTCTCCACTATAAAAGCCTTGACCTTCTTTGTCTACTTCGTGCCTACTAAAATAAGAGTACATTCTTTTTATTGTTTCAATACTAAGATTTACTCTGTTCTTAATATCTCTAGCTCTTGCAACTCCTACCTCTGTACCTCCACGTCCAAACTCCTCACGCCATTCTAAGCCTTGTGCAGCTTCGTCAGCCATCTCTTGAGTTGACTTTGTATTTATATCAGCTAAAGCCATTATTTATCCTCCTCTTCTATGTCTCCAACTGGAGCAAAATTCAACGGCATAAATAATTGGTCTCCTTCTGGACCTACTCTATTTAAGTCTTCCATTCGTCTAATCTCATTAATAGACAAAGCACCAATAGAAGCCATCTCTCTGTAATAACTTGCACGAGAAGCACTATCTCCTCTTAGTAAAGCATTGGCATCTAGCTTGATAGTAAACGAGCCAAACTCTGTTTCTCTAAATAACTTTCTGTTAAGCTCTTGCTCTACCATTACCATATAAGGCATTAAGGTAAATCTTACGAAGTCAATACTTAATGCTTCTATACTTGAGTAGTTAGCAGCTTTCTCTAAGTGGCCAATCAAAGATAATGGCACTTTAAATATTCTAGCTACTTCCTCAATCTGAAAACGTCTAGTCTCTAAAAGCTGATACTTATTAGCATCAATATTAGTTTGCTCAAACGTCATACCCTCCTCAAGAATAGCAGTCTTACCAGCTACAAACGAGCCACTATAGTTTTGATTCCAAGAGTTCTTTAATCTTGCTACAGCTTCTTTACTTAGTTTGCCAGGATGTTTAATAACTCCACCAACTTGAGCAGAGTTACCTAGATAACTATTAGCAGTATCGTTAGCAGCTATTGACGTTGCTATTGTTGTATTCTGTGCTTTCAATACGCTAACTCCCTCACAACCATTAAAAGATAAATTAAAGAAGTGTAACATATCCTCCTTCATAACTCCTATCTCATAGTCTTTAATGTCGTAGTAGATTTGTCCTTCGTGCTTAATTACTTTAACGTCTTGTGGATTGATAGGTATTAATGCTATTGGTCTAGCGTTGCTATCTCTCTCAATATAAAAATACGCATTCCCCTCTAGCAATAAGTTAGTCATAAGAGTATCTAGGAAAGTGTATGGTGTCATATAGCTATTAGGATTTCTAGCTAGTAGTCGGTAGATTGGATGGCTGACGTCAGTTATCTTATCGTCATCTTCCTCGACTCTGTAAACTTTTATAGGTAGACTAGCTATTGATTCGCTGATAACTCTTACACACGCAAAGACTGCGCTAAATGTTAATGATGTATCTCTAGTAACTGCTGTTCTGTTGGCTGCACCATAGCCACCAAATACAGCCTTTAAAAAATTATCTCCACGCTTTTCAGAACGTAGGAAGTCAAATAGTCCCATAAAATTGTAATTACATTACAAAGATAAGAGAAATCGCAAAAGTCAAATCCATACTATTCCCCTATCATCATAGGTAGAAGTGTCGCTAGAATCGTCATTCATATAGCATCCTAAAGCCATAACAAGAGCAACCATTCCATCAATCTTCTCACTTGATTTACTCTTATCCATTTTTATATTTCCAGCTGGGTCTGTTTTCATAGCTAAGTTAGAACACATCCAACGTAGTACTTTATTACCAGCGTGGTTAATCTGTTTGCCTAGTACGAGCTTCTCTAGTTCTTTAGTTGGTGCTGACATACTAGCAAAGCCTTGTCCGTAACTTTCCATAGGTAATCCATCCTCTGTTAAGTCAATCACTAATTGGCTAGAGTTCCATCTATCATAGGCTATCGACTTTATGTTTACAACCTCAGCGACTTCTTTTATTCTGCGCTTAATGTAGTTGTAGTCTGTTACATCGCCTTCTGTTAGTTCCATCAATCCCTCTTTCTCCCAACCTATATAATCAACTTGGTCACGTCTTGAACGAATAAAAGCATTTTCTTTAGGAGCAAAGAAATAAGGTATTACCGTAAACTTATCATCCTCTGGAATGATTAAAACAAAAGCAGATATATCTCTAACACTCGCTAAGTCAAGTCCAGCGTAAGCTGTCATACCTTTGTAATCCTCTAAGTGTATTGGAGCTTTGTTACACTCCATGAATTGAGCGTCAGAAAGCCAAAGGACATTTGAGTTCATCCATTGATTAAGATGGAGCATTCTGAAGGTATTGGTAAAACTTGGTAATTTGATTGCTCTCTCTTGTTCTCTTTTCAAATAGTCTAATTTAACTACTCCACTATCAAGACCAGGATTAGCTAATCTTAACGCTTCCTCTGTAGTCCAATCAACATCATCTGGACAATAATATTTTACATAATAAAACGAATCATCCTTAATTATATTCTCTGAAACTTTGCGACCATATTCCTCTAGGCGATAACAGAAAGACTCTCTGTTGTAACCAGCAGTAGTAATAGCGATATTCAAAGGCTGCCTACGAGATGCCACGCTTGTCGTTAGTGCATCCCACAAACTAGAGTCTCTCTGAGTGAATGCTTCATCCATTATACAACAACTAGCATTATATCCATACTTACTAGAAGCCTCACTTGATAATGCTTTGAAAGATGAATTACTTTTTTCGTGAACTATACTATTCTTAAATACTTTTAAATTCTTTTCTAGTTGTTTGTCAGCTCTAACCATACCACTAGCCACATCGAATATTATCCCAGCTTGAGACCTATCAAAGGCACAGACATAAGTTTCTGCTGATGGCTCTCCGTCAGCAACAGTCATATAGAGTGCGAGAGCTGAGATGAGTGTACTCTTACCATTTTTTCTTGGTAGACAAATGTAAGCTGTTCTAAATCTTCTTAGACCACTATCACGATATTTCCAACCAAACAAATCTCTTACTATTGTTTTCTGAAATGGCTCTAGCTTAAATTTTTTATTTCCCCATTCTCCTTTTAGATGGTGTATGTGATTCTCTATAAAGTAAACACATCTATCTGCTGCCTTGTCATCAAAGTAAAAAGTCTTATCCTCTTTAAGTTTCATATTAGCCTTAGTTGAGATTGCTGATTTTTAATTCTTTTTAAAGCGTTATCATAATACTCTTTATCTAACTCGTAACCCTCTAAGTCATAACCTAAATTATGACAAGCTATAGCTATACTTCCAGAGCCTAAATGTGTATCTAATATCTTATCTCCTTCCTTTGCATAGTTCATAAGTAGCCACTCGTATAACTTAACTGGTTTTTGTGTAGGGTGTATTTTATTTTTATTTTTATATGTTGAGTATTTATATAATTTAGCAACTTTTTTAAAAGAGTGCCAAGCAAATTCACAATCGCTAAAACTCATACCTTCTGGACTACCTTTTTCCCATATGCAGAAACCATAACAAGGTGGTAAATCAAAATAATTACCACCCCAAATTATTTGATTTACACTAACTCTTTTTAATTCTTCAAAATACTTTTTACTAGGTATTTCTTTATCCCAATCCTTTGGCTTCCAATTTCTATTTTTTAATTTAGTATGTTTTACACCATTACCAACCCCCATATTCATATTTGCTATGTCTAATCCATAAGGAGGGTCAACGATAGCCAAGTCAAATTGATTATCTGACATCTCTTTCATTGCTTCTAAGCAGTCTTTGTTGTAAATGTTTATCATTAGTCAAAGAAATTAAAATCGTCAGTCCTTTCCTCGTCTTGCTCTGGCATACTAAGAGAAGCTCTTGAGCTGGGAGTAAATCCAAATTGCGTAGCAATTTTCATTGCATTTTGTAAAGCGTTTTGCATTACCTTATATTTAGGAGCAATCTTACTAGACCTCAAGCGACCATCTTTGTCAACAGTTTGCTCTGTAAAGTTGCCTTGTAACTCTTGGGCTATCTCTCTGTAGATTCCTATCTCATTGCAGTAAGCTGCTAAGATTGATAAGTCAGTCAAGTGCAACATCTTAATATTGGCTAGTTCGTTAGTGACTAAGTCCCATTCGTCTGCACCTTGCTTATTGAGAAAGGAGGGAGCCAAAGGCATACTAACAACTTGAGATGTCTCCATTTCATTTCCCACTAATCTGGATTTCTCTAGTGTGCCTTTTAGCTCCTTTACTTTTGTTGGTGTTTTTTTTCTCCCTCTCATTAATTGAACTTAAACTGGTTTTAGTTTGGTATATCTATACCCACACGATTTAGATTTAATTTTGCGTAAGAAAAATGAAAGC